AATTATCTATTAATGGTGATTTGTCTTATTTAAATTTAGACTGGAAGCCAGTGCCTATATTATCTAAGTTTGTGGATATACTAACCAACGGCATATCTAATAAAGACTATGATATAAAAGCTTATGCTAATGATCCAGCGTCTATAAAAAAGAGAACAGACTACGCGTCTAGTTTAGCTATGGATATGTTCGGTCAAGATATAATACAAGAGGTACAGCAAACTACAGGATTAAATATATCAAAAACAAGTATACCTCCTATTGATCTTCCTAAAACAATGGAGGAGATGGAGCTACACTTACAGCTATCTTATAAACAAGCTATAGAAATAGCGGAAGAAGAAGCTATAACGCAGACACTAGATAAAAATAAATATGATCTACTCAAGCGTAGATTGAACTACGACTTAGTAACTCTTGGTATCGCAGCGGCTAAAACAAATTTTAACACGGCAGAAGGTATTACTTTAGATTATGTAGATCCTGCTTATATGATTTACTCATATACAGAGGACCCAAACTTTGAAGATATATACTATGTTGGCGAAGTTAAAGCCGTTACTATAGCAGAGATAAAAAAACAGTTTCCTCATATATCAGACGAAGAGCTAACTAGAATACAGAAATCATATAGCAACCAAAACTATATATACGGTTGGGGAGCTTATGACGAAAACACTGTACAGGTTTTATATTTTGAATATAAGACTTACATGGATCAAGTGTTTAAGCTAAAACAAACTGATCAAGGTCTTGAGAAAATACTAGAAAAACCAGATACATTTGATCCACCTAAAAACGATAAGTTTGATAGAGTATCTAGGAGCATAGAGGTTTTATTTCAAGGTGTTAAAGTTTTAGGTACCAATATGATGCTAGAGTGGAAAATGGCTGAGAACATGACAAGGCCAATGGCTGACACCACTAAGGTAGAAATGAACTACACTATATGTGCGCCTAGAATGTACAAAGGTAGAATAGAATCTATAGTTAGCAAGACAATAGGTTTTGCAGACATGATTCAGTTAACCCACTTAAAGCTACAACAAGTTATATCAAGAATGGTGCCAGATGGCGTATTCTTAGATATGGATGGTTTAGCAGAAGTTGACCTTGGTAATGGTACAAACTATAATCCAGCAGAAGCATTAAACATGTATTTCCAAACTGGATCTGTTGTTGGTAGGTCTTTAACGCAAGACGGCGCTATGAATGCCGGTAAAGTACCTGTTCAAGAATTGTCATCATCGTCAGGGCAAGGTAAGATAGGCGCTTTAATAAGTACATATAATTATTATGTTCAAATGATTAGAGACGTTACAGGTCTTAATGAAGCTAGAGATGGTAGCTTACCTGACAGAGACACGTTAGTTGGCTTGCAAAAAATAGCAGCTCAACAATCTAATATAGCTACTAAGCATATTAATAATGCAAGTCTATATTTAACTCTAAGATTGTGTGAAAACATTTCTAAAAAACTAGCGGATGTTGTTAGCTTTCCTTTAACCGCGAATGCGTTAAAGAATTCTATATCTACTTTTAATGTTCAAACTTTAGCAGAGATATCAAACTTAAACTTACACGACTTTGGTATATTCCTAGACTTAGAACCTGACGAAGAAGAAAAAGCACAACTAGAACAAAACATACAAGTGGCTTTACAGTCTGGAGGTATTGACTTAGAAGACGCTATAGATCTTAGGCAAATACGTAATTTGAAACTAGCAAATCAAATGCTAAAACAAAAACGTAGGCTAAAACAAGAGAGAGATCAAAAAGCAGCTCAAGCTAATATGCAGGCTCAGGCTCAAGCTAATGGTCAACTAGCAGAGCAAACAGCTATGGCTGAAACCCAGAAGCAACAAATACTAACTGATCAAAAAATGCAGTTAGAACAAGCTAAGTCTCAGTTTGAAATACAACGCATGCAAGCGGAAGCGGCTATAAAAAGAGAACTCATGGCGGAAGAGTTTAATTACAACGTGCAACTAGCTAAAGAAAGATTTAATGGAGAGAAGGGTAAGGAAGAAAGTATTGAGGACAGAAAAGACAAGCGTGCTAAAATAATAGGCACACAACAATCGCAAATGATACAGCAGAGACAAAACGATGGTACGCCAATTGATTTTGAATCTACTAACGATAATTTAGGTGACTTTGGCTTAGAAGCCTTTGGTCCTAAGTAATTTTTAATTTTATAATATTATATTATGTCAGAAGTAAACACGGCCACAGAGGTCAAACAAGAAGGTGAGTTTTCACTAAAAAGTAAGAAAACAAAACCTAAAAAACTAGTTGATACATCTAGTAAAGATCCGGTTAAAGTTGATTTAACAAAGCCAGAAGCACAAGGGGAATTAATTCCTAATTTAGTTAAAGTTGATTTAACCGAAACAAAAAAAGAAAAAGATGCCGTTCAAGAGCAAAGCACAGAGAGCGTGGATGTATATGAATCACCCACAGATGGCGAAGAAGTGGGACAAGCATACTCGGGACCTAAAGAACCTACCGAACAAGTTACAATCCAAGAAATAACTGAAGAAGAGGTAGACGAAAAAACAGTAGAGCTTTACGAAGAAGCAGAGAAAGCTGTTAAAGAACAAGTTATACAAGGTAAAAGGTTACCTGAAAACATACAATCACTTGTAGACTTTATGTCAGAGACAGGTGGTACGATAGAAGATTATGTAAGACTTAACCACGATTACTCTAACGTAAACGAAAAAGTTTTACTTAATGAATACTATAAACAAACTAAACCTCATCTAGACAAAGAAGAAGTAGATTTCTTGATGGAAGATAACTTCTCTTACGATGAGGAACTTGACGAGCCAAGAGATATTAGAAAAAAGAAATTGGCTTTCAAAGAAGAAGTTGCTAAAGCCCGAATAGAGCTTAATGCTATGAAAGAGAAATACTACCAGGAGATCAAGTTGAGACCAGGTGCTACTCAAGATCAGCAAAAAGCTATGGACTTTTTCAATAGACACAAGCAGCAGCAAGAGCAAGCGAAAACTCTTCAGCGGGATTTTAAAGTACAAACTGAACAAATTTTCAACGACGATTTCAAAGGTTTTGATTTCAACTTAGGAGAAAAAAGGTTTAAGTATAATGTTCAAAACCCTTCTGATATAGGTAAATCACAGTTAGATATTAACAGCTTCATTTCAAAGTTTGTTGATAAAGACGGAGCCGTGACTAATCCTTCTGGTTATCACAAAGCAATTTATGCTGCCATGAATTCGGATAAAATCGCTAATCATTTTTACGAACAAGGTAGAGCAGATGGTATTAAAAATATCGTTAACTCTTCTAAAAACTCAAGTAATGACAAGCCTAGGCAGGTTGCCGACGGAAATGTTTTTATAAACGGGTTAAAAGTAAAATCAATAAGTGGATTAGATTCGTCTAAATTAAAAATAAAAAAACGAAAATTTAACTAATTAAACTTTTAAAATTATGGCTTTAACTCCACAATTTGGTTCAATAGTACCTTCGCAGGCACAACAAACTCTTGCGAGCAACTATTTAACATTTGACGGTGCAACTGGCGGAAACTTTGCACAACAATACTTGCCTGAGCTTTACGAAGCTGAAGTAGAGCGTTATGGAAACAGAACGTTATCAGGATTTTTACGAATGGTTGGCGCTGAAATGCCAATGACATCTGATCAAGTAATTTGGTCTGAGCAAAATAGATTACACATATCTTACGATGACTGTACATTTGCTGCTAATGAAATTACTATCCCACTTGCTGCTGACGTTCGCAACGTGATATCTCCACAACAAACTATCGTAGTGATGGATGACTTTGGCGCAGAAGCAAAATGTCTAGTTGTTGATTCTGACTTAAGAACTGCTGCTGGCGGTGGTACTGGTGTTATCAATGTATTACCTTACGGTTCTGCTACGTTAGTTACAGAAGGTCTTGTAGGTAGTGTAAAGATATTTGTTTACGGTTCTGAATACCCAAAAGGAACAAACACTACAATTGCTGGTCAAGCAAATGCTGTTGGCGTAACTGGAAACGATTTTCCAATCGCTACTGTAACTCCTGACTTCACTCAGTTCTCTAACAAGCCAATTATCATTAGAAGCCAGTATTCAATCAATGGATCTGATGCTGCTCAAATTGGTTGGGTAGAAGTTGCTACTGAAGATGGAACAAACGGATACTTATGGTACCTAAAAGCAGAGTCTGAAACAAGACTACGTTTTGAGGATTACCTAGAAATGTCTGTTGTAGAAGGTGAGCAGGTTGGTGCTAATTCTACAATCACAAGTGTAACAGGTACAGAAGGTTTGTTTGCTGCTGTTGAAGACAGAGGTAATGTACAGGTTGGATTCTCTGCTGCTAATGGTATAAATGACTTTGATGATATTCTTAGAAATTTAGATACCCAAGGAGCAATTGAAGAGAACATGTTATTCTTAAACAGAAACACTAATCTTGATTTTGACGATATGCTAGCTGCGATTTCATCTGGACAGAACGGTGGAACTGCTTTTGGATTATTTGAAAACTCTGAAGAGATGGCGTTGAACTTAGGCTTTTCTGGTTTCCGTAGAGGATCTTACGATTTCTACAAAACTGACTGGAAATACTTAAACGATGCTTCTACTCGTGGTGCTATGACTGGCCCTGCTTCTATCGAAGGTATGTTAGTTCCTGCTGGAACGTCTACTGTTTACGATCAGATTCTAGGAACAAACATCAGACGACCATTCTTACACGTTCGTTACCGAGCTTCACAAGCTGATGACAGACGTATGAAGTCTTGGTTAACTGGTTCTGTTGGTGGAGCTTTCACTAGTGATCTAGATGCTATGACTGTAAACTTCTTATCTGAAAGATGTTTAGTTGTACAAGGTGCTAATAACTTCGTGTTATTCAAAGGAGTGTAATCACTCAAGTGTAATTCTTACCCTCGTTATTTTAACGGGGGTAATTATTACTTTTATAAACTATTTAATTATATTATATTATGGCTAAAAAAGCTACAGCAAAAAAAGTTGAGGTTGCGCCTCAAGAAGAAGAAAAAGTAGTAACTACACCAAAAAAAGTTGTTACCGCTATAAAACCCACAAAACCAGAGTGGGAAATAAAACCTAGGACTTACATTGTTAAAGGTAGAAAACAACCGTTAACGCTAACAATACCAAGTAAGCATACTAGAAAAAATCCTTTGTTATACTTTGACTTAGATCAGTCTAAGCAAAGAGAATTAAGGTATGCCACTAATATGAATAGCCCATTTGTAGATGAACAAAAAGGAGAGGCAACATTAGGGCATATCACTTTTAGAGATGGAGTACTTTCTGTTCCGCAAGAAAATCAAATATTGCAAAAGCTATTAAGTAAATACCACCCTTTAAAAAATAAAAAATACTACGAGTTTGATTCTGTTGTAGAAGCAGAAGACGATTTAGATGTTATAGAAATGGAAGTTCATGCACTTAACGCCGCTATGGAAATGGATGTAGATCAAGCTGAAGCGATACTTAGAGTTGAAAAAGGTAGCTCTGTTTCTAATATGAAATCTAAAGAACTTAAAAGAGACTTGTTATTATTTGCTAAGAACAAACCAGCTTTATTCTTGAGTCTAGCTAACGACGAAAATGTTCAGCTAAGAAACTTTGGTATAAAAGCTATTGAAGCTAGAATAATCACATTGTCACAAGATCAAAGAACTTTTCACTGGGGCTCAAATGACAGAAAACTATTTACTGTACCGTTTGACGAAAACCCATACTCAGCTTTAGCCGCTTGGTTTAAAACTGATGAAGGAGTAGAAGTTTACAAATCTGTAGAAAAAAGAGTATAAACAAGTGATACTAATATATTAGGGTATCATATCAATGGTACCCTAGTGTATTATAATTTAAAAAAGTATGGCTGTAAACGTAAACACTGTATATCAAACAGTATTGTCTATAATAAATAAAGAGCAAAGAGGTTATTTAACCCCTGCTGAATTTAATGAGGTAGGTGCTCAGGTTCAATTAGATATATTTGAAAAATACTTTGAAGACTTAAATCAGCAATTAAGAGTACCACAAGCGGATGTTGACTACGCTGACAGGATTATGAATCTTGACGAAAAGTTAGCTATATTTAAAACATTTGGATCAGCTGTGTACGACGATACAAGCAATCCAGGATTATCGTACTTTACTTTACCAACCGTAGATAAATACGGTGCCACTGTAGACTTTTACAGACTAGGCACTGTAACATATAAGGACGATAGAGGTAATCAAATAGAACTACAAAGATTACCTAGAACAGATTTCTACAACATAGAGAGATCTCCTTTAACAAAAGCAACAAAAAGTTTTCCTACGTATTTGTACGAGAATAGAGGTAATATAAATAATGCGGGTGCAAGTATAAACAGTCACTTGCAAAACGTCATGTATGTAAACCCTTCTAGTATAACTAGTAATATAGAGGTTGACTACATAAGAAAACCTATTCCACCTATATGGGGTTTTACCACTGCTGGTAGAGGCCAATATATATTTAACGGTAATTACTTTAACCCTAGTTTAGGTACAGGTTCTAGAAACTTCGAGTTGCATGAATCAGAGCAAGTTAACATTGTGTTAAGGATATTAGCTTACGCTGGAATAATAATACAAGATCCCTCTATAATTCAAATAGCTGCTCAGCAGGTTCAGGGAAAAGAAGTAAATAAAAAAAGCTAATAGATGGGAGTTATAAACGAAACTAATCAACAATACTACGCTGGAGCTCAGGGCTTTACAGTTGAAAACCCTCTAGGTCAAAGTGACTTCACGTTTACGTTTGATACTGATCTAGTGTTTGGGTCTTATAATTCAACGGAATTAGACTACGCTTTAAATAACTTTAAGCTATACGCTAGTAATGATGGTGGTATAACTTATTCAGAGTACAGTGACCCTTATACGGTAGAGGGTAACACCGTGAAACTAGCAGGAGCACTTGGCACAAGTAAAATATTAGTTTGTCAACTGAAAAGACTAGATGGTGGTAGCTACGGGAATAGAGAAGCTTACGGTAACACCACTGAGCAGAACTATGGTAGTTACGAGTATATAACTTTAAATGACGTTGTAAACAACTTTATAATAGCGTACGTCGGTGCTGGTAAGTTAATACCAAGTGTCAAGAGAACTGATTTAGTATTTCATGCTAAACGTGCTTTACAAGAATTTAGCTACGACACTTTGAAAAGTATTAAGTCTCAAGAGCTTACGATACCACCTAATCTTAGTGTTGTAATACCACAAGACTACGTTAATTATGTTCGTATGTCTTGGATCGATATGGCTGGTGTGCAAAGAATAATATACCCAGCAAACAACTTAACTGATTCACCCTACAGGACTCCAGTGCAAGATTCACAAGGTGTTCCAACTCAAGATGTCTTTGGTAATAACATACAAGGTACATCAATAACGGAAGAGAGATGGAAAAGCAACAACGTCTTAGAAGGAGAATTTAACGCCAGTGTTGATTGGTGTGGCTTTGACTGGGGATATGGTGGAATGTGGAACGATGGACGTGGCCAATTGTATGGAATAGACCCACAGTACTCTCAAGTAAACGGATGGTTTAACATGAATGACAGAGAAGGTAAAATATCTTTCTCAAGTAACCTCGTTGGTAAACTTATAATCCTAGAGTACATCTCTGATGGCTTAGCTTATGACATGGATAGTAGAATACCAAAGTTAGCTGAAGCTGCCTTATATGCTTACCTATCACACGCTGTAATAGCTAGTAGAATAAATCAGCCAGAGTACATAGTACAAAGACTGAAGAGAGAAGCTAGCTCTAAATTAAGAAACGCAAAGATAAGATTATCTAACATAAAGCTTGATGAAATAGCTCAAGTTATGAGAGGTAAGTCTAAATGGATAAAACACTAAAATTAAATGGCAGAGTTTAAAAATGTTTTTATAAAATCTAAAATGAACAAGGATCTTGATGATCGCTTGTTACCACAAGGTGAATATAGAGACGCATTAAATATACAAGTCAGTAAATCAGAGTCTGAAGACGTTGGTGCGCTAGAGAATGTTTTAGGTAACAGCCAACTAATTGACTTTGGTGAAGTAACTGGAAATCAAAATGTTGTATGCTTAGGTTATCTAGTGTCTGAAGTAAACTCTTGTGTATTTTTCTTTTTAACAGATAACTTAATAAGTTCAAACGTAAACGGAAACTATATTCCTTCAGCTTACAACTCTATAGTTAGATCTGTGATATCACAAGGTGTAGCGACTCAGAAAGATATATTAGTGCAAGGAGCTTTTTTAAACTTTTGGGAAGGCACACCTATATATGGCGTTAACTTACTAGAAGAGCTATTGTTTTGGACAGACAATAGGAATCAGCCTAGAAAAATAAATGTAAACTTTGCTTTAAACGATTCAAGTTACTACGTAATAGAAGATACTATAAGCGTAGCTAAGTTTGCACCGTACAAAGCTCCTGTGTTATGGGAAAAAATAACAGGATCAGAGGCTAGTGATTTTAATCCTCCTTTTACTGGCTTAGGTGTTAATGAATACCAAACCACAATGAAGGATGTTGTGAGCGAAAAGTATCCTGACGGAAGTCCTGCTAACTCATTAAACCCCGCCGACCCACCTAGATTTCAACCGTATTATGACGACACATACAGAGGTGATCCAGATTATTTAGAAGATAAATTTGTAAGGTTTAGCTATAGGTTTAAGTTTGATGACGGAGAGTATTCTGTATTTGCACCGTTCACCCAAGAATGTTTTATACCTAAGCAAGATGGTTATTTTCTTTTAGACTCTGGAGCTACTGAAGTTGACGAAAACGATATGTCCGCTGCTTATAGAAGTACCATAGTAGACTTCATGGAAAACAAAGTTAACGAATTAACCTTGTTAATAGACATGCCTAGTTGTGGTGATCCAGCTCTTCCTACGACTAGCTTAAATAACGTGGCAGATCAATTTAAGATAGTAGAGGTAGAAATACTTTACAAAGAATCAGATAGCGCAGCTGTTATGGTTGTTGACACTGTTCGCTTACAATACAACCCAAGCTTCAAAGGCGTAAGTAATGTGTTGAGATACACTTACTCTGGAACAAAGCCTTTTAGAACACTGCCAGAGGATCAACTTACTAGAGTGTATGATAAAATACCTGTAAAAGCACTTGGCCAAGAAATAATAAGCAACAGAGTTGTATACAGTAACTTTCAAACAAAACACACGCCGCCTGAAACATTAAACTACAATGTGGGTACTCAACCTAAACAAGAATTCAACGTTGTAACTCCTGAAGATAATCCAATAGAGTGGAGAACTAGTATCGTAGAATATCCTAACCACACTTTAAAGCAGAACAGAAATTACCAAGCTGGATTCGTATTGTCCGATAGATTTGGTAGAACAACTTCGACTTTGTTGTCAAACGCTGGAGAATCTGTTGGTAGTGTTGCTAGGTTATCTACCGTATACTCGCCTTACAACGAAGGAAATGGAGTTGTTGATATAGGCTCTTGGCCTGGTGATGCGTTGTTTGTTCAAGTTAATGAGACCATAAACGAAACACCTGTGGCATCATCAATGTATCCAGGTACATATGTAGGTGATCCAACTCTTGGTAATTATAATCCATTAGGGTTTGAGACATGGAAGGTAGTTGTTAAGCAACAAGAGCAAGATTACTATAATGTATACCTACCAGGCATATTAGCTTCGTACCCTGAAGATCCAGCAAAAGAAATTGGCTTAACGTCGCATGTAGTTTTATTTAATGACAACATAAACAAAGTGCCTCGTGATTTAGCAGAAGTCGGACCTGATCAAAAACAATTTAGAAGTTCCGTTCAGCTGTTTGGTAGAGTTCAAAACACAGACACCGGAGCAATAGCTATTAACGCAAATAACATTGGTCTAGTAAACGAGCAATACTATCCTTCAAGATTTTCAGATACAGTATCTACTATACAAGATGAGTTTGGTTTATTTAACATAGATAATGTTTCAGGTACAAATGCTGTATATGCGGAGGTTTTTTATGAAGCGAATTCAAATCCACTTATAGGTAGAATAAGTACAACTAACCAAATAGGTCAAATAATAGCTCAATCAAGCGACATATATAGTATAAAAAACCTAGCTGTTTACGAGACAGAGCCTGTAGAATCAAAACTAGATATATACTGGGAGACAAGTACAAGTGGCACTATTGAAGACTTAAACGCTCAAGTAGAATTAACAGGCGGTCAAACTATATTCCAAATACGAAACTTTGATTGGTATATTTCAGAATATTTTGGCGTTTATTCAGGACCTGCCACTTGGGATCCAGCTGTTCAAGGATCTCCAGAGCCTGGTAACGCTCTTGTGCAAGGACCAACAGCTGAACTTAACAATGGTTATTCAGGTAGATTTAGATCCGTTATAAGTGGAGAAGATCAAGCTGCTGGTTCAGAAAACGGTGCTTTTTATTTCGAGGAATTTAACGGTACACCCATACAAAGTGTAACGCTTGTTAATTTTATAGTCACAGACGGTCTTGGCGATGATGTCACCAATCAATTTGATATACTTAAAATAGATGGAACGGCTAATGGTGGACCCGGTAGATATACAAACTATAAAGGCCAAGACTCATTAGTCACTGGATATACGCACGATTCGTTTATAATGGTCAACAAGCGCCACAGAGTTTTCTTAGGTTCGGAGGCAACCGATGAGACGGTTAATGGCTTTGAAGTAACGATAGTTGTTTCTGATGATTCTTTAGCTCCTGACGCTCCACCAAAAACTTTTGGTTTTCCAAACGGATCTTTAAACGATGTAAAGCTGACAGACCTACAAACAATACACGTTGGAGGTGAACAGTTGATAGGTAATAGCATTTCATGGGGACAAAACTCACAGCCAATACTTGACTTTGTACTGCCTCAGCCTAATATTTCACCAGACCTAGTTGTTGCGGCTGCCGGTCTATTCTTTGAATATGGTTATGAAGAAGGATTAAGTAACACTGATTTAGTTAAGTTCTATGGAATGAATGGAGCTAATAAAAATAACAATGGTGGTATAGGTGTTTCATTTCCTAATCAACAAACACTTCAATGGTCGATAGGTTTTCAACAACAACCTCTTGGTACTAATCTCTCAGATCCTATATTTGAAATAAACCCAAACACAGGTGTGTTAAAAGAGATTACTCCTGGCCAAGGTTTTGGCTTGTATCATATACAGATAGTGTTAGACTCGGATGATCCTTCAAATCTAGCTCTTTTTAATACTAAAATAACTGTTGGTAGAAAAACAGCTACTGGATCTTTTAGTAACAACTTGAGAGGTGACACTGCTTTAGAGTTGCGTTATGACAACGCCTACTTGTTTAATTTGCATGGTACAGTAGGTGACGCTTACAGCGATATAGCACAAGGAAATGGGGGCGCTATAAACACTACTTTTAAGTATACTTTTCCTGATCTATTTTTTCTAGCAACGCAGCCAGATCAACCAACATTAAACGCTTTTTATTCAAATACATCAAATGGT